ACTGATTCAGTCAATCCTTGAATTACAAGAGTGCCTACAAGAACAATACAAAGAAGGACACCTAACGAAAGTTAGTAACCTTTGGGAACTACAAAGAGAGCGAGCAGAGAGGCTCAAGTATGGAAATTATTACACCAGGCCACATAGTCGAAGAACTACAAAGGCTGACCAGGGAGATGGACAAGGGAGCTAACGCTCTCTACGATGCCGAATGTAAGTTGGCTGATGCTGAGGCCGCTTATGACCGAGCTGTTTCTTTGGCTTTCATAAATAACTCAGGAACTGTTGCCGACAGGCAGGCTGTGGCTAAGTTGCAGTCGGTAGATGAAAAGCTCAAGGCTGACCTTGCTAGGGCTGAATACAACAGGGTAAAGACCAAGATGAGAGCCTTGTCAGACCAAGCAACCATGATGGCTGTAATTAGCAAGAATGTCGAATTACAGTGGAGAAACGCCTAGCTGGTAGCCTTATCGGGTGATAGCCGAATCCTGCTCCTGTGGGGCCAAAATAAAGACTGATGATGCTCAGGCAATCAAACTTGTCCGAGAATGGCGGCGTAAGCATACCTGTATAACCGACAACACCGACAACTCCGACATAATTGAAGCTGTCAATGGTGGAATGTCAGAAACAACAATCGCTTTAGGATTCCAACCTGGTGAGATGCCAGCCAAGATTTATGACCCGTTCGATGACTAAGAAACAGTTTCAGAAATACCTAGAGCGCGACTTAGGTTGCTGGCATTGTGGCACTCAAGGTGATGACCTGATACCTCACCACAGACAGAATCGTGGCATGGGTGGCAGTTCGGTCAGAGATGTGCCAAGCAACATTATCCCCCTATGCTCTGAGGCTAATTTATTACTTGAGAGTAATGCTGCCTTTGCCGAGCTAGGTCGAAAATTCGGTTGGAAACTCAGGAACCACGAAACGCCGACAGAAGTACCTATCTTCGGTCATGGTGGCTGGTGGCTACTAAATGACGACTTTACAAAAGATTTACTCGAAAGTGACCCAGAATACTTTTAGAGTGCTATGGTAAATCTATAACTGAATAAAAAGATGCCCCCTAGAAGGCTAACTCCTAGAGGGCGTTGATAACCAACAATCAGACTGTTGGCATCGCTACTAAGTATAGTGTGCCAACCCAAAATGGAAGGCACATTTAGTATTATGAGTGGCGTTTACAAAATCTATCGGCATGATTCACAGCCGTTCGCGCAAGTCCCAAACAGCGCTATAAGGGACCCTGAAATAAGCCCTAACGCATTTAGGTTGCTTGCTTACCTGATGAGCCACAAAGAGGGCTACGAGCTTACCTATGGCCAGATAGAGCGCCAGACGACTCTAGGCAGGTATGCCATCAATGAGGCCATCAAGATACTTGCTAATAAAGGCTGGCTAAAGACCGAAAGAACTAAGAAAGATAATGGCCAATTCGGTCCAACCTCTTTCCACATTCTCAATCCAGATGCCAATGATTCCGTAGCGGATGACTCCAGCGCGGGTGATTCCACTATGGAACAGCCAACGGACATTAAGAATACTAATTACTTAGAGAAGACTAAAGATAAAGAAAAACACTTAAAGGCTTTTGATGAATTTTGGAATCTTTATCCCAAGAAAATAGCCAAAGCAGATGCTCTGAGAGCCTGGAACAAAGCAGTCAAAAGAAGAACCGCTGATGAGTTATTGGCTTTTACCAAAGCTTACGCAGAAGGTAAACTTCCCGACACAACCTACATTCCCTACCCAGCCTCTTGGCTAAACAAGGAACTTTATGAGAGTGTTGAAGTCGAAACAGCAAAGCCTTTGGCAAAACCTATCTTTGGGAGAATCAAATGACTCACTTTGAGCAATCAGTAATCGGTGCAATCCTGCTGACTAACGGCAAGGCGCTAGAAAACCTAACGCTTACACCAGCAGACTTTGATGACCTACAAAACGAGCGCATCTACAAAATTATGCTGGAGATGAAGTCGAACCGCCAGCCGATTGATGTAATGACAGTTGGCGCAGCACTGCCGAAGCTTGCCAGCTACCTTCACGATGTAGTCACAGCAACTCCAACAGCAGCTTCGGTTAGCTTTTACGCAAACAAGGTAATCGAAGAAGCAACACGCAGAAGGCTTGCTCAGGCTGGAACAATGATTCACAGCAAAGCGCAACACGAGGACTTGGCTTCGGTTTTTGACACAGCCAAAAAAGAAATTGACAACCTGATTGACAGAAACTCTGCCGTCAAGCCAACCTATGTTGCTGACGAACTTCTGCCATACATGGATGAGCTAGACAAACCAAAGACCTACCCAGTAAGTCCTTGGCCATCACTAAACGAAATCATCTCTGGCTTTAGACCAGGTGCGCTTTACATCATCGGTGCAAGACCAGGTGTAGGTAAAACTATTGTCGGTTTACAGATTGCTTGGGAACTATCCAAGACTGGCCCTGTATCTTTTCACAGCCTTGAGATGGGTCGCAACGAGCTTTACAACAGAATCATTGCTAGCGAAGCTCAGGTCTACATCGGCAACATTGAGAAGGGAACACTCAAGGAACACGACTGGCTAAAGATTGCTAATGTGCGAACAAAGATTCAGTCGCACCAGCTAGCGATACACGACAAGTCAGGACAAACTCTTTTACAGATTCGTGCGCTCGCAAACAGCGTCAAAGGAACAGGCGACCTAAAAGCTATTGTCGTTGACTACCTTGGTTTGATTCAAGACACCGAGAAGGGCCGAAAGAGATACGAAATGATTACAGACATTTCAATCGGACTAAAGAACCTAGCAAGGGACCTAAATGTTCCAGTCATCGCGCTAGCTCAGCTCAACCGAGGACCAGAGCAACGCAAAGACTCTGAGCCTGACATGGCTGACCTAAGAGATTCAGGTGGCATTGAGCAGGACGCAGATGCTGTTATCTTGCTTCACAGAGTTTCGATTGCCGAAGACCAGTTTGAGTGGCAAAAGAGCTGGATGGTAATGAAGGTCGCTAAAAACAGGCATGGCGCTCTCGGTCAAGTAGGACTCAAGTTCGAGGGCCACCTGTCCAGAGTCGTTGAAGGCTAAGATTATGGAGTGGATGAGAATGTCGCTTTGTGCTGTCGTTGCGGCACGACATGGAAGGTCAATACGCAGAAACGCAAGCGTAAAGACCTCAAGTGTCAATCCTGTCGGATGCACCGAGCCTTGGTCATCAAGTATGGCTCTGAGAAGTGCATACCTTGGCAGGGCGACTTCGACAAAGAAACGCTCACCATCCCGCTATTTGACGGCAAGCCAGTCTTGCCTGGCATTAGGTCTTGTGGACACCTTGACTGCACCAATCCCAACCATGTCATAGGTAACCACTAGAGTAAAACAACAAATCGAAAGGAAAAAGAGATGGCAATAATCAAAGTAAAGGGAACTATCAACCGAGTCTTCTATGAGGGCAAAGGTCTTGAGGTTGTCGAAGCTTACGAAACAAAAACAGGCGACACAATCCAGAAGCGCTACACAGTTTGGCTAAAACAGCCAACCACTCTGGACATTGGTGACACAGTTCAGGTCGAAGGGCTATACAGCTCCGAGATTGATAACTGGACCAACAAAGAAGGCGAAGCAAAGCAGTCCATCAAGGTAAGCATCAATAACCCATTGGTACTCCCAGCAGAGCCTCTACAAATTATCAAGGGCATCTTCGAGCCAACTCACTCGGAGCCAAGTCCGTTTTGAAAAATCTCCGTTGGCTAGTCCCAGCTATCACCGCTGGCATACTAATAAACCTATCGCTACATGAAACGAGCGTTCTTGATGGTTTGGGACTAGCTTTCGGTATCTTCTATGCTTGGGCTGCGATAATGGGAGCATGGGATTTGTATGGCAGAGGTAAGCCTTAGCGTTTCTGGCGACCCTGCTAGCCAAGGCTCTCATGCAATCATGCAAGGCCGAATCGTTCAAGTAAATAGTTCCAAGCACAAGGCATGGCGTAAAGCCATAGTCCAAGAGGCAATCGCCACTTTACCAGGCGACTGGGTTCCAATAGATGAGCCATGTGAGCTTATAGTCAATTTCTACATGCCAAAGCCAAAGTCAGTGACTCGGTTGCTGCCAAGCGTTTCCCCAGACCTAGACAAGCTAATACGAGCCGTTGGCGACTCACTGACAGACTCAGGCATCCTTGTTGACGATAGCCGCATAGTTCGCATCTCAGCTCGTAAGCTGTACGCTCAAGGCATTGAGCCAGGGGCCAGCATTGTCGTCAAAACACTCGATTAGCGCGACACGCCGAAAAAGGCAAAAAAACAAAATTATTGACTAAAATTCTAAAAAACTGCTATTCTCTAATTACAGCCAAAAGGTTGTCACCGAAGGGATACAAGAATGACAGAAACAGAATTAGCAGAGAGAATCATTGACGAGGCTCAGCGTTGGACTGAAAGACAGTTCACAATGACCTCAGCAGTTCCTGGCACAGACATAGCTTCGGAGCATGAGGCTAAAGCAAGAATCGAACTAATCCAACACATCAAGCAAACCTACAAAGAAATGAGAGAAAATGCCTAACTACAATCCAGAGCCACTTGAGTTCGCAGTCAAGGACTTCCAGCCACACCAGTACAACTTCGGTGTTGCTAAGTCAGACGGAATCTACATGGGCAGGATGCTTATGAAGAACGAAGTGCTAAGCCTTATCAATGCCGCGTACCCAGTTCCAACCAAAGCAATCGCCAGAATCATTGAGATTGTCGAGAACATCGAAATCTATGTCGAACCTGAATACAACATCTCATCCAGATAGTCATGAACGCTATTTACAGAGAGGGATTTAGGGCTGGGCAAAGAAATCAGCGCGAAGACATCTTGGACTTTATTAGAATCCACGCCGAGCAGGGTGTAGAGATTACAGTCGAAGACATCGCTGATGAAATCAAAGGACAATACAAAAGAGAAATGGAAGCAACACTTATAGAGATGAGGGAAACATGGGGCCAAAAGAGATAAAGAACTTTGACGCAATAGTTCTTAGATACTTTGACGAGAACGCAAAGCTATTGCTATCAAAGCACAAGGACTACGGACCAACCAACATTAGCCACGCACCTGGTGGGCCTATCAATGGCCTACGAGTCAGGATGCACGACAAGCTGGCAAGAATCAATCACCTAACTGATTCGGGTAACGCACCTGAGCATGAGGCATTGAGGGATTCTTTTATTGACCTTGCAAACTACGCAATTATCGGTTTGCTGGTCCTAGACGGAGAGTGGCCTGACAAATGATTGGATGGCGACCTAACCGCGATGAACGGCGAGCGCGGAAACTGACTATGGCTTTTGGCAGAGGGTTTGCCAAGGGCTACGAGCAAGGTGCAAAAGAAATGGCTGATTACCTGACTGAGCAGATTATCTATTCACTCAATCAGGATGCAGTCCTAAGAACCGCAGTAGATGTTGACACACTCGAAAGAGTAGTAGAAATTATCGAGGCGGTGAGGGACATTGGGAAAGCATAAAGCCACTAGGCAACCAATAAACTGGCGAATCATGCGAGTTCACTGGGCTTACAAAACCCTAAGATTCAGAAGAATGATTAGGACACTAATTTACAAAGCGGTCAAATAAACCTATTTGGCTCTAAGCTTGATATAACAAACCGAGAGGGGCAGAAATGCTAGAGGGAATGGAACCACACACAAAGAAACAATCCTGCAAAGTCAGGACAGTTCTTGAATCGCTAGAAGCTAAGGATAAAGAAATACTTATCAAGGCTTTAGCAGATGTTCAATGGACAGCAACCGCATTAGCAAGGGAACTAACAAGTAGAGGCATCGCAATCAGCGAGAAGCCGATAATGGCTCACAAACGAAAAGGATGCTCTTGTGCTAGATGACTTACAGCCAGCAAGTAAGGTAACACCACCTAAAGAGTGGCGAGCCGCAGTCGAGTTTGATGGAACTAATGGCCTAGCCACCACCCCACCAACCACAGGTCAACAGCCTAACTTTGACGAGTTCTTAGTCGAGCAGGGTTTTGACCCAGCCAAGATTGAGATTTACGGACCAATCCGCACTAGCCGTTGGCAACAGCGTGAAGGTGGAGATTGGCTTGTAAGTTGGCGTTTTAACTTCAGAACACGCTCTGAAGTCGAACTAGACCTGCCAACACTTTACGCTCAGGCAAAAAAGACTAAGTTGCCAGTAAGTAAAAAAACAGAAGAAGGCAAAGCCTTTGTCATCGTTCCAGCAGACTTTCAAGTCGGTAAGACAGGCTCACGCGGAAACACTCAAGACCTAATCGAAAGAGTCTTTGCAAGCTACCAACGCATAGAAGAAAAACTTAAGAGGGGGGGGTATGAGAAGGTCATTATTCTAGACGCTGGCGATGTTATCGAGTCGGTGCAGAACGCATCTCAGTTTGCCCAGCTTGAATCCAACGACCTTTCTCCGATGCAACAGGTTGACGCAGCGGCATCTCTCTTATGGGACTTAGTAAAATTGGCTCACAAGTACGCGCCAGTAACTTATGCTTCGGTTGGCTCCAACCACTGTCAGTTTCGGTTCAACGGCCAGAATGTTGGTAAGCCTGGACTCGATGACTGGGGAATCGTAATCCTGCAACAGCTTCGCCGACTAAGCACCGAACTAGGTATGGATGTCACTTACCTAATCCCAGACCCTTATGATGAATCACTTGCATTTGATGTATTCGATGACGAGTTTCACATCCTTGCTTTGGCTCATGGTCATCAGGCCAAACGACCAAACAGCATGGAACAGTGGCTTCAGAAGCAAACATTCGGTCAGGGACCAGTTTCGGCTTTTACAACCTTTGTCAGCGGTCACTTCCACCATCTTCGGGTAGAGGAATGGGGACAGGCACACAACGGCGGTTCACGCTACTGGATTCAGGCAAGCACAATGGATAATGGCTCTGATTGGTTTAGGCTTCGGTCAGGGACTGACAGCACAACAGGAATTGTTTGCTTTGAGCTTGAGCGCGATGTGCATTACCAAGGCACTGTCTATAAGCTGTAAGAAGTAAGAAAGGGAAAAATGTTTACTTATTCGGCAACAGCTCCAGACGGCAAGGTCTATATCAGAAAATCTAGTAGACCACTAACTTTTGGGATTGCACATAAATCAGGTAGCTCCTGGATTATAAATAGCTTTAGCTACGGCACAAAAGCGAGTGCTGAAAAGAGGATGAACTCACTTCAAAAGTTTTACGGTGGCGAGTGGGTAATTGTAAAGTCAGAGCTACAGCAGAATGATTAGTAGCCCTAAGCAGTATGTCATCGAACCAATAACAAGCAAGATGGCAAACGAGCTGACAGTCGCCAATCACTATCTACATCGCAAGGCTTCAACAATGTATGCCTTCGGTTTGTTTGATGGCATGAAGTTGGTTGGAACTATCATCTATGGCAAGCCAGCATCTCCCTCTCTTTGCGTGGGTATAGCTGGTAAAGAGGAAAGCAAGTCAGTAATTGAACTAACTCGGTTGTGGATAAAAGATGACACCCCTAAGAATACTGAGTCTTACCTAATTGCTTCTACCCTAAAGATGTTGCCACCCGAGCATGACATTATCGTTTCTTACGCTGAGATAGGGGCTGGTCACACTGGCGTTGTTTACCAAGCAACAAACTGGATTTACACAGGACTTTCAGATAGGCATGTTGAATGGCGATTGGATGGCCAGTCAAATCAACACTCAAGACATTTGTTTGATGAGCATGGTGGAATCGAAGGTGCAAAAAAGTTCTATGGCAATAGGCTTGAGAAACATGAGCGAGGTCGCAAGCATCGTTACATTTTTTTTACAGGTAATAAAACAAGAAAGAAGGAACTGATGCGAAAGCTAAAGTATGAAATAAAGCCCTACCCGAAATTGGCAGAATAGAGAAAACAAATGCCAATCTATGACTACAAGTGCAACACCTGTGACCTAAAGATGACACTGATAAGAAAGATAAGCGAACCCACTCCGACTCCGTTGTGCGCTAATTGCGTAAAGGACCTAGTAAGGGTTTATGACTCACCTGGACTCAGTTTCAAAGGCACAGGTTGGGCTGGCAAAGAAAATAAAAAATGAGGGGGGGGTATGCTCAAAGCATGTCCTACAAGAAGTCAAAAAAAATCGGGGGGCCGTTGTGCCTAAGATGCCTTGCTTAGTTTGCAAAAAACTAACAGACGGAAACTCAAGATGTGATGCCCACCAGAAAATGTGGGATGACCAAGCCGATGCCAAACGGCGAGCGCGAAAGCAAGCTACTGGCCAATACTCTGGTGACTACAAGGCAAGAGCAAGGATGGTCCGAGAGAACGCCTTTGTCTGCCATCTCTGCAACGAAGGCCCAAGACTCAATGACCCTTGGCAAGCAGACCACATCAATCCTGGCGACCCTTATAGCCCACTAGCCGCAGCTCATCGGTCCTGTAATGCCAGACGAGGCAACAAGCCAATCAAAGATTCGGTTAAAGACTAAAGCAAAATTCGGTCAGGATTCGGTTGGAAAAATTCTGAGGATTCGGTTGAAAAATTCGGTCAGATTCGGTTAAACAAATTCTGACAGACAGGGCCTAAAAGTCTGTCGAACACTTGTTTCGAACATTTGTTCGAACGACCTTGCGCGTTTTTTCGAAAATCTGTTCGAAGGGCCGAAAGCCTGCCACCGATAGAGGCAACCCGAAACCGCGACAGATTGAAGCGCCGAAACACACACACCGCGACAGGGTGAGAGCTTGCCACGCAATCACACACACAAACAGACCGACAACACCGACAGGCAACCCGCGACCAATCCGCGACACGCTCGAAGCAAAAACCCGCGCTCTATCTTTGACAGACCTAGACAGCCACGCCCGCCACGCTAGACATATAAAGAGGTAAGAGCGCCCGCGACAGGCCAAACCCCGCGACAGGCCTAAACAGGGCAAAAACACCCGCGACACGCCGAAGACAAAAAAAGGCAAAAAAACTTGAAAAAATCTAAAAATTGTGCTATTTTCATTACATAGCCAAACAGGCTACAAAGGGAAAGGGCAAGACAAATGGAAAAGGCAATCGAGATTCTACAAAGCGAAGCACTAATGCTAGAAGTTGAATATGACATCAAAAGCGAAGAATTACGGCTGGCAAGAAAGTATGGAAAGAAAAGCGAAATTGAAGAACGCTACAACTACACAGAACTAATCTGGGCAAAGCTTTCAACAGTTGTAAAGCTAATCAAAAAACTAGAAGCGGAAAGGGTGGAGGCTTAGGCCTCCCCCGAAAGGGAAAGGGAAACACAATGGATATCAAGAAAATTATTGAAATCGGCGAGGCAGACCTTGAGTTGCTTCTAATGGCGTACAACTTTCACAGCGGCACAGTTAGAGACGCGCAAAAATACAACAAAGGAAAAAACCAAATACTAATCTCTAGCTCACTTATGGACCAAGCTTGGGCAGCTCATCAGGCACTAGCAAAATTTATTCTAAAAATCAAAGAAGAGGCGGGCAACTAATGACAGAGCAAACCGCAAAAATAATAAACGGATTACTTGGAAAGCTAGTTTTTGTTTTGGCAATCGCTAGCGCCTTAGTACTCTCGCCGATAATCGCGGCAGGGATTGAACTACTAGGAAAGGGCTAGACAATGTTTGAGTGTGGTATGGCAGGGTGTTTTAACATTGCCAAATATGAAGCAAGGTTTGAGGCAGACGGAGAGCCAGAAATTTTTGATATCTGCCAGAGTTGCGCGGATTACTGGAAACGACACCTAGAGGAAAGACCAACAATAACCAGACACAAAAACAAAGAAAGGGAACTAGCAAAATGATTAGCTGCGGAATGGCAGGGTGCGAAGATAGCGCAGAATTTGAGATTAGCGGCCAATGGCAACTTAGCGGAAAGATTGACACTTTTCTAATCTGCGAAAGCTGCGGCAACTATTGGGCGACAGCAAAAAACAACCCTTGGAAAATTACGCTTACGAAACTAAACAACAACGAAAGGGAACTAACAAAATGACAACACAAACAGCGGCAGAAAAAAGACAAGACCGCACAATCGCACTTGATATCTTGGAGAGTGTCCGCGAAGAAATCACAAGCGGGAACGCGCTCTTACTGATAAACGCCGAACTAGGGAAAGGCTCAACGGATTACTTTCGCGCCCTGCTCACTTACACAAACAAAGACGGGCGGACAGACTCCGCGCATCTAACTTGGGCAATCTCTAAACTATTTGGCTACACCTTGAAAGATAGAAATGGCTTTTGGTGTCTAGCGATAGGCGGCGGCGGATTCTCTAAGTCTGACGAAATCGCTCGAAGCCTAGCGAACCATTACCAAATTGACCGCGTTAGATATGAGCGAAGCTAAACAACAACACAAAAACAAGAAAGGGAAAAAACAAATGGGAAACCGAAGCAACATAGTCATTAGAGAAACAGCAAGCCAAACAGACAACCTAGTTATCTTGTATGGACATTGGGCGGGAGATGACAACCTAACCGCCGTTAGAAATGTGTTAGAGAAAACGGACAGGATAGGCGACAGCATATATCTAACCGCGCAAATCTTTCACGAGTTTACGAAGTTAGGCGGATACGATGGCGGCCTAGGTTATGGCTTATGGGTTGGAGATATGGACACGATAGACGAAACAGACAACCCTGCCGTAATTGTAAACGCTGATACTGGCGCGATAACTTACAAGGGCGAAACATACAAAAGAGCAACACAACACTTACTAACAAACAACTAAACAACAAACAGAAAAGGGAAAAACAAAATGGCTGAACTAATCCTTATGGGATTTGGAACTAAAGATATAACGATTGACCTAACAGGGAAAACACCAGACCAAGCAATCGCCGAAGCAATCGAACAAGTAAACGACAAAGAGAAAAGGGATAAAGGGAAATGAACAACAAAGACACACACGAACTAATCGAGATACTGGAAGCGCTAGAGGAATTTATTGCTAGACGCGGACACGATGAAACACACGAAAGCGAACACGCCAAGGAAAGAAACAGCGGGACAATGTACAACACGCGAAAACTAGCCGACACTTTTTTAGAGCTAGAGCGCGATGGATACAGCGCCCTAGGCTTTAGCCTTGTTGTTGATTTGATAAACCGCGATTGTGTCGAGAGGGTGGGCAACTAATGACAACAGACACAAAGGAAACAGCCGCCGTCTATTCTGTTTGGGTAGCAGGCGGAGAGATAAACAGCTACTACCTAACACGCGAAGCCGCCGAAAGAGTAGCGAAGGCGTGGAGAAACTGGGGATACACTGACGCCGCAATAAGGCTAGAAAAGAAACACAATCTAACAAACGAAAAGGGAGAAGAAAACTAATGGGAGCAATGAAAAGAGAACTAGAAAGATTGGCGGATATTGTCATTTACGGAAATGTAGAAACAATAGAACGCGAATTTACAAAGGTTGAGCAGCTAGGCGGAAGCCTTGCGATACTCGCGCAAGCGATAGAAATGTCTCGCCTTATTGTGCCGTTGTGTGAGTGTGGCGCTGATTATTATGAGTGGCTAGAACACACACACCAGACATACATACAAGACACAAACAAAGAGAGCGAGGGCGCGACAGTATGAGCGAACTATGGACAGTACAAAGACCCGCCACAATTTGGCTAACAGTAAAAGTCAAAGCGGAAACACTAGAAGAAGCGCTAAAGCTAGCAGATGTTGAATTTAGCAATGGCGAATATAAAGAAGATGATTTTGGATTTTCTATTGACGAAGAAAAATTCTGGGCAATAGATGAATACAAAAATGTTTTTACTGAAGATACAAAGCAGGGAACCAATGCCTAACGCAAAAAGAACCCGCGCAATAATGGCCGCGCAAAAAGTAGCGGCGGGATTGGTAAGAGTAAAGACAGACCCGCAACCAACACCCGAAGCACCGAAGCTAACAGCGGAACAAAGAAAAGAAATGTACGCGCCAAAATCCGCGCTAGCAATTATTCCGAAGCGCCCGCCAATGCCAATTAGAGCGGCAAAGACAACCGCAAAGACGGGCGGCGTGTTGCTTGGTATGCTCACCGCGATAACGGCGGGGATACTGATTGGAGAAACAAAGAAAGGCATACGAAGCTAGACACACACGCAACAAAGAGAACCCGCTGGGCTAAGGCTTGGCGGGTTTCTTTGTACCCTGGCAGGGCAGGGGCAGGGCAGGCCCTAGTCGAACCAAAGACAGACAGACAAGCAAGGCAGGAAAGACAGACAACCGCCACGCCTAGCAGATACGGCAAGCAAGGCAACAAGACGCGAAAAGAAAAAGGAAACACCAAAGACAAAGAGCGACAGGGCAGGCCACGCCCTAGCCACTAGCCACGCCCTAGACCTGCCAAGCCTGCTAGAGCTAGGCCCTAGCAACCCTTGAAGATAGGCCAATAACCTAGAAGACGCTAGAAGGCTTGTAGAAGCCACCAAAAAAGCAACCTAGGGAATCACTAGGGCGTTGTTCTGGCGGGCCTTGTACGGGCCACACACGCCCGCAAACCTAACCAAAACAGCCTTACCCCCTAGGCATAGGGTACGGGGTGGGGCAAATCCTAGCCAGCACTCGGCCACCGACAC